GGTCGGCATTGCGCAGGTCGGCACGGCACAGGTCGGCATTGCGCAGGTCGGCACGGCACAGGTCGGCATTGCGCAGGTCGGCACGGCGCAGGTCGGCATCGCTCAGGTTGGCACAGCGCAGGTCGGCATCGCTCAGGTTGGCACCGCGCAGGTCGGCATCGCTCAGGTTGGCACCGAACAGGTCGGCACCGCGCAGGTTGGCATCGCTCAGGTTGGCACAGCGCAGGTCGGCATTGCGCAGGTCGACATCGCACAGGTCGGCACGGCTGCCGCCCTCTCCATTCAGCCAAAGGAGATGCTCGTCCAAAATCTTTTTTAAGTCCATTTTGCTCCCTCCTCAATGTGGGATTTCAATGACCGCCCACACGTCGTCGATGCTCTCCGCGCCCTCCAGGCCGGTGATCTGGATGGTGAGCGGGCCGGTGGGCGTGGGGGACGGGGTGGTGGTTGCCGCCTGTGTCTCAATGGCCTGGCTCTCCGGTTCCTGGCCCCAGATGATTTCAACTAGTGCAACCAGCACCAGTAGGAGAAACAGAGCAGCAACGCTCGTAATCAGATAGCGGTTCATAGCAGCCACTCCACCCAGTTCGGAAGCCCGCAGGCTATCACGATGCAGGCGGCAAACACTGCTGCACTCACAGCCTCCCGGCGGGCCCGGCGGCGCTCATATCTTGTCTTGCTCATACCATTCCCCTCCCCTGCACGATGGCCTTTGCCACCAAATCTGTCTCATAGCCCCGCTTACGAGGCCCCATGCGGATTGCGGGTATATCATGCTCCGCCGCCCAGCGGTCGCCGCTGGATGCCCGCGGGCAGTAGCCTACCTCCCGCGCCACATCTGTGGAGGACATAATCCCTCCATGCCGCTCAAACATCAGCCGCCGTTTCTCAGCAATCGCTCGGCTGATTGCGCTCTGTGCGTTCATTTGCGTTCTCCTCCTTCCCATGCAACCGCTCATGCTCATCCCAAGTCATCCCATAGTAAGCCCGGCATAGGTCGTCCATGACGCGGCGTGCATTTGCGAAACGGTTCTCAATCTCCCGCTTCGTGCTAGTCTCGTTGAGCTGCCCATCTTTGGTCATAAAAAATCCTCCAATCTTGCCAGAGGCCGGAGGATGTGATATACTGTCTCCGATACCTCGTAGCTAGCTTACGTGGTGTCATGCCCTGGTCGGTGGTGGTGCACTGGCCGGGGCGCTTTTTGTTGTGCTCCCTTCCTTGCCGTGGTATACTGGGCGCAGAAGGGAGGTAAAATCATGTTTGTTCAAGCGACGATCTCATGTGAATGCGGCTGCATCTTCGAGGCCGAATTTCAGAAAAGTTCTGCTGAAAATCCACCTGTATGCCCACAATGCAAAAAGCAGATGGATAAACAGTCATGGGCATCTCTGCGCGATATAATGTCAAGAACTTCCGACTTCAATCAGCACATTATCAAATGGAATTTGGAGCGGGGGGAACCACGCATGCTTGTCCCCGCAATCACAGCCCGCACTCTTTAAGCATCTTTGCCTTTAAGTCGTAATTCCCCAGGTGCATCGTCTCTAAGGTAAAGCACATCACATCAAAGGCTGTTCCAGGCATCAGGTTCAGGTTGTACTTTTTCAGCACATCGGTAATGGCAGTTACCGCGCTGTCAAGGTTCTCCTGCCCGTTTAGTGCCTGGGACAGTCTTGCCTTTTCTTCCAGGTACTTTTCTGCATTCATCGGTTTCACCCCCTTTACCTCGCGCCCCATCAGGGGCGGGCTTCTTTTTCTCCATTGGTGTGCTCCTTGGCCTTCTCCGCCATAGCTGCTACGCCTTCTGCATACCCGATCAAATACTCTTTCTTTCCGTCGGGAAGAAGTTCACAAGCACGCGTCAGGCTTTCGGCAATATTGCGCTCTTTCTCGCTCATATCGTCACCTCCTGTATCATGTCGTTCTATGACAAGTATACGTCATTTAATGCCATTTGTCAAGATATTTCTAGTCGTTGAATGACATTTTCTATTGACACAATTTATTATGTGTTTTATAATAAGCTCATCCAAGGGGGTGAGTTTTATGGGAATTGGAGATAGAATTAAAGAGGCTAGAAAATGCTGTGGAAAAACTCAGCAAGCCTTTGCGGATGCAATCGGAATAAAGCGGAACACCGTAACAAGCTATGAAACTGGAGCAATAGATCCAAGTGATAGAACTATCATGGATATCTGTCGTGAATTTAATGTAAATGAAGAATGGCTTCGTACTGGAGAAGGTGATATGTTTCTACAGCGTAGCCGAGAAGAGGAATTAGCGGCCTTTTTTGGAGACATTTTGAGTGGGGAACCGGACTTTAAGCGCCGCCTTATATCTGTACTTGCTAGATTATCCTCTGACCAATGGGAGATGTTGGAGGATATGGCGAACAAATTGGTCGAGGAAATGCAAAAAGAAAAGCCGACCACCTAACTAGGCAGTCGGCTTTAATGCGATTCTATTTTGCAATGTGGAGAACAAACTGGTACACCCGCTTAACTTTATCTTCCGGCATTTCTGACACGATCTTTTCGATTTCTTTTAGCAATTTTTCTTTCGGCGTCATTCTGCACCATCCTCCCAGTTTATGCCTCACACAATCTGTCAGGTTTTCCCGAGGCTGGGAATGTTGTTCCCTTGTTTACAATTATAGAACGTTAGTTCTATTTAAGCAATATGTGTTATCACCAAATTGTGGCAGCTTATTTTCTATATGCTAAGAGATTGCTTCGTTAGAAAAGAGCGGATTATTGGACTGTGTTTATGATATGGTACATCAACCTACGATTGCCAAACAGAATGGGAATCTAGAAACAGAATTGTATTTTTAGTAGCCAAACCGCTGGAGGGCGGTGATAGGAGGAGGAATATATTATGAAGGGAAATATCAAAAGTTTTGTGTCCGGTTGCATCGTTACGGCTACTGTTGTAGGGTTAGTTGGGTCTGCGGCGGCTACGGTTGGACAGAAAACAGTAGCTCTTGATTACAACGATATCAAAGTTACATTAGATGGTAAGCAGGTAACTCTTGTAGACGCTAATGGGAAAGCTGTAGAGCCGTTTGCCATTGATGGGACTACATATCTCCCTGTTCGCGCCGTATCTGATGCGCTTGGATTAGAGGTGGGATGGGATGGTGCTACATCTACCGTGACCCTGGATACTCCCGCCGCCGAAAGGCCGGTTTATATCACCCGGACAGGCGAAAAGTACCATTATGATAGCACGTGCAACGGAGGAACTTATTTTGAAGTGCCGATGCAGACTGCTACCGATATGGGCCTCACTCCTTGCGAGAAATGTGTAAGGTAAGGTGATTTTATGGGATTCCGCTTTCGGAAGAGCATAAAAATAGCTCCAGGAGTAAAGCTCAATCTGGGGAAGAAAAGCACAGGGATCAGTGTTGGGAATAAGTTTGGTGGCGTGTCTATTAACACAAAAACCGGAGTAACGACGAGAGTTTCTGCGCCTGGTACAGGTATGTCCTACACCTCCCGCATAGGTGGAAAGCACAAGAGAAAAAGCGCCCGCTCTTCGGTTGCTGAGCACGCCCCCATACAAAAGCCATATAAACCTTTTTACAAGCGTGCATGGTATATCGTTTTAACTATTGTTCTTTTGCTGGGTGGGTTTGGCTGTATCCCTTCAAATATAGGCGCAGCAGTATGTGGCCTTTTGATTGCAGCAGCGCTGATAGCAGGAGCTATTTGCTCTGCATTAAAGCATTGATAACTAAATCCAGAGGAGGTTTTATGCATGCTGGACGAAAAAGATTTGCAGGCAATCCAATCCATTATCGCGGACGCTGAACAGCGCATCACCAAAAACACCGTAATGATGATGGAAACCAAATTTGAAAAGCGGTTTAATTTGCTCGCAGAGGGCCAGAGCGCCATCCTGGAGAAACTGGAGCGCCTGGACGACATGGAGGTCATGGACACTCGGATCACCGCCCTGGAGGCTATGGTGAAGAAGCTGAATCGTGAAATGGAGAAACTGAAAAAGGCGCAATAAAAACACCGCCCCCGGTGCTGGAACACCAGGGACGGCTCACATAGGGGTGATAAGGTTTGGCCGCCATATCACCCCTCTATTTTACCAGAATGGGGGGTAAAGTCAATGGATTACATCAGAAAAACGGCTCGCTACAATGGGAAAAAGTATGAAGCTACCGGGAAAACGGAGCTGGAGGCACTGCAAAAGCTAGCGGACAAGCTGGCCGCCGCAAAGCGCGGTGAGGAAACCGTAGGCGGCTCCATGACTGTCAACGCCTGGTATAAGCAATGGCTGGAGCTCTACAAGGAGCCAAAAGGGCTCACAGCTAAATCGTTGAAAATGTACGATGAAAAGTACGATAACTATATCAAGCCCGCTATTGGTCACTTGAAATTGAAGGATGTTAAAGACGTGCACCTCCAGCGCATCCTTAACGGGCAGGCCGGGCGCTCTGCATCCCATGTAAAAAAACTGCGCATGGTGTTGCAGGAGATGTTCCGCAGGGCCAGGCAATCCCGCCTTATCCCATACGATCCCGCCGAGCTACTGGAGCTGCCCACCTATCACGAGGGGAAAAGACGCTCTATCACTGAGGACGAGCGCAAGGCCATTTTGGCTGTTGCTGAGCACCATCGGGCCGGATTATGGGTGCTCACATTACTATATACTGGTATGAGACCAGGAGAAACGGCAGCCCTTACTTGGTCAGATGTAGATTTCGAGCATAACGAGATACACGTCCACACAGCGAAAGAGAGCGGCTCCAGAGATGTAAAAGGCCCGAAAACAAGTTCAGGTATACGGGACATCCCCATCCATAGTGATCTCGGCTGGCGGCTTAAGGAGGCAAAAGGCGAACCGTTCGCCCTGGTTTTTCCGAACCAAAATGGGGTTATCCAAACTGAGAGCGCCATGCGCAGGGCATGGAAAAGCTTCCGCAAGGAGCTGGGGACGCTAGGCCCTGTATCAAAGGATTTGACCCCATACTGCCTGAGGCATACCTTTTGCACAGATCTACAACGTGCAGGTGTTCCGCTTAATGTAGCAAAGGAACTTATGGGGCATTCGGACATCCAAACAACGGCTAATATTTATACACATACAGATGCAACAGTGTTGCATAGCGGGATTGCGCTCTTAGATGGCACTGGTGGGAATAGTGGTGGAAGTCGAAAAACTGGCTAAACTATATACATTGCGGCTCTAAGGCGAGAGGATTAAAAAACAAACTGATTCGAGTTCTGTCGTCTCCACCAAAACGCCCGGTTGTAGGGCGAAAGAAGAAATCCATGGAATCCTTGATATCGCAAGGGTTTCATGGATTTTTATTTTTCTCTAACATATAATCATAAAAGCAAAAAACAGCATATTACGGAACATAAGGCGGTGGAAATGGTGGTGGAAATTTTCCGACCATTTAAATATCGTTGAACTGAATTTTAATGTATATAATCAAAGAGCCGCCTTTGAGGTCTTTTCGAGTGGGCAAAAAAGTCTAGGCCCCCTTCTTTTGGGGGCCTAGATTTATAGTGCCCGTATTTTGCGCATTACACCCTCGTACACGCGAGGATTGACGGTGTGCAACGTGTCCATCAGGTCATCCATGATCGCCCAGGCGTCGTGCTGGTCAACACCGGAGGCGGCCCGCAGGAAATCACTGTCTCCATAGTCCCCAACTACCGAGGAATTCTCGGGGGCTGCCGGAGCAGCGGAGTAGGATACCTCATAGGGCATTTGGCGCTCCTGGCGATCCATGCGGTCGCGGATGGTGTAGAGGTTGGCTAACTTTGCATAGGCTGGGTAACTGCTCTCCCCATACTCCAGGCGAGCTATCTCAATATCTATCTCCTTGCGGTCAAGCAAAGGGGGCACCCCCTATCAGTCTCGCTCCAGCTCAGACATAAACCGCCGAATAGCCTCACGCTCATGCTCGCTGGTCGCGCTCTCCATCATATCGCGGGCCTGCTCCATCATGGCTTTTTTGGCATCATGGCGGCTATATCCGCCCATGCGCCCGTCACGGCTATAACCACCGCGCCCATCTCTGGAGTAATGGCCCCGGACGTAGTGCTTGCCACGGTTTGCATAACTGGAGCCACGGCCATAAGCACCACCCTCATAGTCTCCGGCCTCAGAGTACCCGCCGTCCTCCTCCAGTGCACAGATTTTGTCGATATTCTTGATGGTGTCAGTGAGCTTGTGGACGGTCTCCAGATCACCGGCAGACATTTCGGGCTTGCGGGCAATCTCGTCCAGTTCGTCCTGGAGCTTATCCTTCAGGTCATATAGTGCTTTCATAGTATCCTCTCCTTTCAGGCTACTCGCTCAACAATGAGGTTCGCGTTGCTGACCTCAATCGTTTCTGTGCTGATGTTGCGTACTGCCACCGTCACGCAGCAGCCGCGCGGAACTTCAACAAATACCGCAGCGAATACATTAAAGAAATCGCCTACTGCGGCGGGGGTCACCGTAGCGGTGGCGCTGCCCAGGGCCTCCCCTTCAACGGCGATCGCCAGGGAAATCGGGCCCACTGCCCCACCGGTGGGAATCGCAATGTTCCCGCCAAACACGACCTTGTAGCGGGCGCGGCACTGGTTTGTCTGCCCCCGGAGGGTGACAATCCCAGCGCCCTCCCGGTGGACAATGCAGTTAGAGCCACTGACAGGAGTCTCAGTAAAGGCCACATTCTGCCCGGCGGCCACCTGTTGAACAAATACGCCAGTAAATTCAGCCATAAAATCAGTCCTTTCTAAAGTGGTCGAAATCGACTAGGTTAAAATAAGCGGCGAGGCTATTGCCCCGCCGCATGGTTCAAAATCGGCACGGGGCCGAACATCCAAGGAATCCTCGGAAGTTGATGTATTGGATTTTAGCAGCCGCAGGTATTATAGCACCCGCAGCCGGCGTAGGGATTGGGGACCTGATAGGCCGGCACAGGCATGGGGTTGATGCGGCGGATCAGTTCAGCAGTCTGGGCCTCCTGGTTGGCGGTAAAGAAAGCGTTCTGCGCCGCCTGAGAAGCCTGGAACTTCAGGCTCTGGTTTTCGGCCGTCAGAGTAGCAATCTTATCCTGAGTAAGGAAGTCCAGGATTGCCCGGGAGTTGGCGTTGGCGTTGTCGATGATGTCCCGAGTGGTGTTCTGGATGGTGTTCTGCGTAGCGCAGGCGGTGGTGGCGAGGTCGTACCGCACCCCCTGAATCGCCTCCCGGGTGTCGCAGCAGCAGGAGGCCAACTGAGCGCCCAAGGCATTGAAGCCCGCCTGAGTCTGATAGCCCAGGTTACACACTGCGGTGTCCACACCGTGGAATCCGCTGGTCACGGCGTCCCGGATGGAGGTCTGGCCGTTCTGAAGGCCGTTCAGGGCAAAGCCCTCGTTGATATCGGCACGGGTAGCGTACCCCTGGAAGCCGGGGCCGTTCACGCCGTTCCCACCGCCGAAGCCGCCATAGCCGCCCCAACCGCCGAACAGGCCGAAGATAAGGAACAGGATGATCCAACTGGACCAATCGCCGCCCCAGCCGAAACCGCCGTTACCGCCCTGATAGGCGGGCTGAACCGGCATCGTCATAACGGTGCCGCCGTCAGAAGAAAGACTCATGTAAATTCTCCTTTGTTTTTATTTTCAAAACCCGGCCGGGATTTTGATCACTTGCCGAACATTCCACGCATCCCGTCAAACATGCCCGACATCTGCTGGGCCTGCTGCTGGACGTGGTTTAATTGTTCCTGCGAGATTTTTCCGCTTGAGACCATTTCATTGATGATAGCATTGGGGTCTTTGCCCTTCATTTGCTGCATGAACTGTTGAAACTGCTGCATCATGTTGGGGCGGCCACCGCCGCCCATGACTCCGAAAAAGGGATTCATTCTGCATCCTCCTTCGCGTTCTTCTTTGCAGTCGTTTTCGGAGCTGCCAGCGCGTCCACACGGGCCGCCAGGGCCTCCAGATCGGCCTTTGTGGCAAACTCCACGCCCTGTGGGGCTTGCGCCGTTCTGGCCCCGCTGGTGCGCTCTACGAGGTCATAGACCTTAATGGACGGTTTCCCGCTGGCATCCGCCTGCTTGAGATAGATGGTAGGTGAGTTGCTGTCCCAAAGCGCCACGGCGCTGTTCGGGGCCACCAGATAGGCCATCGCCTCCGCTTCCCCGCTCACCCATACCATGCTCTGGCCGCCGGCCTGCGGCTGCTGGGGCTGTACCTGCGGCATCTGCTGCGGCATGGGCTGATACTGCGCCCCCCGGAGCTGCGCAAGCTGATCCGGCATGGGCGGCTGGTAAGGGTACGGCTGATAGCCGGGCACATATTGATATGGCATCGCTTATCCCTCCTTGTGCCAATAGTAGAGCGGTATCTCTCCGCCGCTGTCCCAGGTGTCGATCCAATCTCCGTTTTGCACGCACACCACATGGCCGGACAGGGCCAGGATATAGGTGCCTTCGGGATGCTCCGCAGCAAAATCGGCCACCGTGTAGCAGTCCGGGCAGGAGTTGGGTATCATGTCCCGGTCAAAGCCACGGCTGCGCAGGTAGGCTCCCCACACGTGGTTGGCCGACGGCATATCCCGCATCATGTAGCCCTGGATGGCGACGCCAACATAGGTCTCCTCCCAGCTCTGTGCGAGGGCTTTTGCAATCGCCCGAATGGTGCAGTCTCCCACGTTGCGTCCGTCTGGATTCTCATTGTGCTGTATGTATGCCATATTTTGCCTCCAGGCTGGCTACATAGTCCTCCAGTCCCTCGTCATCTCCCTGTGCCATGTACCACATCGCTGTTTCGGCGGCACAATCGCGGGACATGCCAGCGGCTACCATCCTCTCGATTAGAGTCATATCCAACACGTCCTTGTCCATAAAATAAGGAGTCCGTGAGGAGGGCGGCGACGTGTACCAACCCTGTATCCTCACGTCCTCCATGTCTATATTGTCGCAAAAAATAGCCCCGGCTGGGGGCGCTCCCAGTCGGGGTTATGCACGATTTATGCTTGATTTGTGTAGAGCTGTCTAGCAACTTCGGACACTCGCGAGAATATGTACTTTTCGTGGGCGGCCACCGCTCCACGATACCACCCAAGTTCTGCTGCTACATCAATCTGTCCCCACTTGTCAATAATTCGTCTCCGGGCAATCAATTCATCATCGCGGTGGAGGGCAGATTCATAAATAGCGGTTTCCAGTTGAGAGCGCAAAAGTTTATTTAACGGTTCCGGCAGATTCACCTTTGCGCTCATTCAGTCACGTCCTTTCGCCCTCCGGCGGTTCTGTGGGCAGTTGCTTCAAGGCCTCTACCAGCTTCGTCGCCATGCCATTTCCGCCCAATGCCTTATATGCGTTATACATATCCAGCACGTTTTCTATACCATAGATCGGGATATGTCCTTGCTCAGTATAATGGTTGTACTCGGCAATGATTTCACGTCTTAGCAGAGCCTGTACCCCATTCATAAGGGCGTCGCTTTTTTGGTCGTCAATCTTGATGCGCTTTCTTTCGCGGGCGGCGACCGCCTCGATAATCGCCACCAAGACCACAGCCGCGCCGGAAATCAGTGGGCCTACCCACTCCATGGGCATCAGCCCTCCTTAGTCAACTGCTTATAAACCTGATTGATACCAGTGGCCGCAAGGCCGGAGACGATGCCAACGGCGGCGGCGGTCAAATAGTCCGAGGCCGGGAACTCCGGCATGACGAACATGCCGAGGATGCCCAGCGCCGCGCCGAACACGCCACAGATAATGGGAATCCACTTGTTGTCCAGTCCGGTGGCCTTGACGACCTGACCGGCCAAGAAGCAGATCACAGTGATAACCGCTACTCCAGTGATACCCAAAGAAGAAATGTCCATAATATGTACCTCCATCAAATCAGATTCAGCCTGTCCAGCACGACGGCCAGCTCCTGTCTGGTTACAGAGTCTTCGGGTCGGGTACCGTCCAGGATACCGGCCTCTTTCGCGGCCTGCCACGCTTCGTCGCGCTCCTGTTCCCAATCGCTCACAGGTTCATCCTTCTTCCAGTTCACGTTAAGATAAGTGCAGATGCCCTTTGCGGTGGCCTCGGCCAGCTTGTCCCGGTACTTCGTATCTTTGAGGTACTCCACGTCGGCCTTGTTGGTATGGAAACCGTACTCAATCAGGCAAGCCGGGGCGTCGGTCTTAGCGAGCACGGTATACATCTTGTGCTTGATAGGCTCGCTTCGGAGGCTTACGCCCGCCGCGTGGAACGCGTTGACCAGGTCAGAAGCCAGAACATTGCGCTTCGCCGTCATGGGCCCGGCGCTGGTGTAGATCTCCAGGCCGGACGCGCTCGACCATCCGCCCTCCCCGTAAGCGTTAGTGTGAATGCTCACAAAGCAGTCCGGCGTTGCCTTATTGCTGATGTTGGCCCGCTCCGTCAGGCTGGGGTAGTTGTCCGCCGTCTTGGTGAGCACCACGCCCACCCCCTGGGCCTTCAACAGCACCTTGACGCGTTGTGCCATATTCCAGGTAAACTCCCACTCCTTGTAGGTGCCGTCCGGGGATCCGTTGACGTTGCCCGGCCCGTGTCCGGGGTCAAGGCATACAGTGTGCTTGCTCATAGGCTTGTCCTCCTGTTCCGGCGGTGCTTGGCCCGCCTGCTTGAGATACACGCAAATCCAGTTATGCACCTTGCGGCTGGCGGTGATGCGCTCTCCGCCAAAGTCACACTGGCTGGAGCCGCCCCCATCCAGCATGACGGCGGAGGACCAGCCCAGCCCGGCCAGCTCGTCCCGCAGAGTTTCCGGCGTGGCTGCGTCTCCGGTCCCATCGCCAGAGCAATAGAGGGCCAGACTGCCACCACGCAGGCCGATGGCGCTGCGCCCCCTCTTGCCTCCCTGGGCCGAGCCATAGGAGGGCTTATCCACTGGCTTACCGGAGGCAATAATGGCAGTCACCGCGATAAAGTTATCCGCTCCCTCGTGCTCGGAGGTCATGCGGATGTCGGGGCCCTTATCCCAGGCGTAGCCCACCGCCCTCCAGGGCGTACCGGAGCGCATCACCCCGCCCACCTTGAGCAGCGGGCAGGCCGAGCCGTCTGGGTTCCACATGCCGCCATTGAGCACGTAATGGGCCTTTGTTTCAGCCTTGACCTGAGAGAGCGTCTTGCGGCAGTTGGTGACTCTCAGCTCAATCCGCTCCACGGACGAGAGCGGGACATATGTAATGAGCTTACTCATTTGATTCACATCCTTTTATCCAGCGATCCCGCTGTTGATTACTGTTCCGGGGCCAGCAGCCCGGCCAGCTCCTGGTACTCCTCCGGGGTGAGCCGGTCGGCGGCCAGATAGACATCCATCTTGTCCTGGAGGCCGTCGGTGCGGCCCCGGTCAATGAGTAACTTACAGAGATTAAATACCGTGTTCATGTCCTTCCCCTTCTTTCTTAGACAGTATTAGTGGTGATTTCCAACATACAAAGCCGTTCCTCATGGTCGGCCAGCATGTCCAGTGTGATGTCCTCTGCCGAGGGCGATTCAGGCCCCGGCTGTCTTGTGTCCGGGGCGGCCTGTCCTGTTTCGGGGTTGTAGCGCCACCCCTGCTCTACATCGTCCTGTACCTCTACACAGCGTCGTGCAAATGCCTCGCTATACCACTTCTCCGGCGGGAGTGCATATTCCGGGATGATTTCTCGGATAGTGTTATCCTCGTTCAGATAGACCGTTTTCATTAAAAATCACCCCCTACCGTAAATCGCCACATATCCATTCCCACCTTGTCCGCCAGTTCCAGATCTCTTTTGGTTAGAAGTGTAATTGCATCCGCCGCCAGCACCGCCTCCGCCGCCGCCTTTGCTGCCATTTCCACCATCAGTTCCATTTGCAGACTGGCTGGCCCCGTCTCCTCCATACCCTCCCCCGGTACTCCCTCCACTTGCTCCTCTTTCCTTGTTTGGAATATTTTCTCCATTGGCACCACCGCCACCACCACCGGCCATATATATCCCAATGATATCTACATACCGGCCATTTTCTCCTGGCTGGGTATAATTCCCTCCAGACCCAGGTACATCATAAGAAGCACCAACAGAATTACCTGGCAGGCCAAAATTCTCACCTTTTGCACCTTCTCCGCCCAGTGCTACAAGCCCGAAAGCACTGGTACTGTCTCCATTGAGCCCGTTGTTTCGTGAAACGATTTCGTTTCCACCGTTTGGGCTCACTGCCATCCCTCCGTTCCCTCCTGCGCCAATAATAATACTCTTATTTTTGATTTTATCTGTATCCAAAAAGTGAGCAACAATCACCTCTCCTCCTCCTCCGCCGCCGCCGCCATTGCCTCTGCCGCTTTGCTGGCCGGTTTTACCCATTCCACCAACGCCACCGCCTCCGCCAGCGCCAACCACAACCACAAAAACATCTGTATATTTGCGGTCGAACGTATGGGTAAAGCTCCCCGGCGATGTGTATTCCTTTATCAGACTATATCCGATTGAGCCAAGTATCTGACCGAGCGCCTGGTCAACTGTATGGTTCCCGGCTGAACCCCATATCTTGGTTTCTGTGGTGTCGCTTAACAGGGTTCCTTTGTTCAGGGGTGTCCCCTGCCGCGACCACCCTGCCTCATTGATCCCGTTCAGGTCAATGGGAAATGTCCCGGCGATCAGCGCCGTGATAAAATCCTCATAGCTAGGATACAGGGAAAGCGCTGCCGCCACCGTTTTCAAATACCGGCTACTTCCGTTTCCAGCAATAATTCCATCTTGCATTGTTACACCTCACCACAAAATATTTCGCCGCTCACAAATGGCGACCGCTTCAAACGAGCGCGGATCTGGTCCGTCAGCACCAAAACCCGCTCAATGTGATTGGCCCCTTCATGGGTCAGGAACTCCATCGAGGCCGGGATTGCTGGGGCGTTGGCAAGGGGGAACGTGCCACCGATCGCCCCCACGTTGGACAGGTAGTCCGCCATCTGTGCCTGTAGCGGAATGTCATCCATAGCCCAGGCAATATCCTGGTTGGCATATCCGGTGATGTATCCAGCCTCCGAAAGCCACCGGTCCAGATAGGCCATGGCTGTATTGACCCGGTTGAGATCAGAGGCGTTGTATGTCCCACGGTCGTTCAGGGCGTCCACATCGGCCTGTGTCCGGTCGGTAACCATGCGGATGATGTAATAGCTGGCCGTGGTAGTCAGCCCCGCCCTGTCCGTTGCGGTGACCGTGATGTGGTTCTCACCTACCTCCAGGTTTAGGAGGAAGGAAAACCGTCCATCCGGCCCCACCTCCGGAGCCCCCGCTGCCGCCCCGTTGTCCATCACTGTCATGGTCACCGGAGGAGCGGTGGCATCGTTGCTCTGCCCTGTGATGGTAACCGTATAGGCATCCACCACTACCTCCTCGAAGGACAGCAACGCGGACAGCGCTGGCGGTACGGTATCTACAATGTAGTTTGCCTCCATCGTAGCTGTGTTCCCATCGTTGTCGCTGATGCCCGCCTGGACGGTGTGCGGCCCCTCCGCCAGAGCAGCCCCTGGCGTATAGGTGATGGTATACGTCCCGCCTGCGCCCACCGTGACGGACACCTGCTCCGCTGGAACTGCCTTCCCATCCAGCTTCACCATGGCGCTGTCCGGGTCGATACCGGAGCCGCCGGCGTTGTCCTGGGCGGTCCACGTCACCGCAGGCGTGTTGGTGGTCACATAGCCCGCCTCCGGGGATACCAGGGTCAGGATGGGCGGGATGGTCTCCCGCACCACCAACCGGAGGCCCGGCAGATTGCCCCCATCTGTAGTCACCACCACGCCGCTGTCGTTGGTGGCCTCTACCGTTACGTCGTAATACCCGTCCGGCTGACCGCCGGAGAATGTGTCCGGCGTGATAGCCGTCTGATAGGCTCTGGCGTCTTCGTTGTAGGTCAGCGTGTACCACTGACCATTGAACTGCGCCCGCACCTGGGTAATCGCCACGCACTACACCTCCCCCGCCTGGAGTTCGCCGCTGTACCAGAGATCCTCCCGCTCTCCGCCCTGGGCGTCGATGACGACGACAGAAAGGACGGTGGGCAGCCCGACTGATACGGGGTTGGGTGCAAAACTGGCCGAAATAACCAGAGGTGTCCATGTTTCGGACATACTCACCCCTCCTTGTCCCAATAGATAACAGCACAGCCCTGCGCTCCTGCCGCTCCTGGTTTCCCCGGCTCTGGCTCGACGAGCACCTTAAACGTGGTAGATCCACCGCCCGCCCACGTGTAATGCTTATACACGCCATAGCCTGGAGCTCCACCCTTTCCTCCGGCTCCGCCATCTCCGCTACCTTGCTTAGGTGATGCTACGCCGGTGCGGGCGTATGATTCGCCGCTGGCTACATCAGAGTAACCCTGTGGGTATGTATTACCGTTTGCGCTAGAGTAAGGGCCAAAAATGGTATTAAAACCATCAAAAGACACCTCAAATGACTGTTGTGGATTGATGTCGATGGTAGCTGTCCACACCTTTCCACCCACGCCGTCCGAACCATCTGCGCCGTATTCACCACGCTCACTATCTCCATATCCGTCTTCCGATTCCTGCCTGCCCATGGTGCCAGGCTCTCCATGGCCTCCGCCCTCCCCCTTGCCTACCAGGATAATCCGTAGCTGTGTGGCCCCGGCTGGTGCTGTCCACACGCCGCTGGAGGTGATCACCTCCATGCCATCATAAAGAAAGATTCCATCAGCCTGGAGCAGCACACTGGAGCAATTGCGGAGGACTCCATCCTGGAGAGATAAGTCCTGCTGTATTCTGCGGCCCGTGGTTGCGGTGCTCTCATTCAACCAGACCGTATCCACATCCCCAATTTCAGAGGCCGGGTCTCCACGGCCTACAATCTCTAGTTTGTTCCCACCGTAGGTGGACAGGATTGCCCGCGCAGCAGTCAGCGCCTGGGATTGCGTCTTAATAAACGGATTTTGGATGGATTTTGTCTCGTTGGAGGCAGTGGAGTTCCCGGATACCACATACTGGGTGTCGTCCCCATCGTTCAGCGTAAAAAACAAGGCGGCAATATCGGCGTTGGCTTTCATGGTCGGATAATCAATTAAGTTGTCCAGGGTGATTTTACTCCCCTGGTCCCACATGGGTTCGGCGGTCAAGTATCCGGTCTCTGCGTCCGCTCTGGGCCACGTACCCGTCGCCATGCAGACATATCTCAATATATCCCCGCATGTCATACCAACCACATCGTCAGCCGCGCGGACGCTTGCCTCCGCGCTTGCGTAGTTTGGGTCTACCGCGTACATGTCTGCGAAATTTTCTCCCATCTGGGCCACTAGGGCGGAAATCCAGCCAGACAGGGTGGTAGGCAGGATGGACGGCGGGATAAACTCACGATCAGCCAAAAGGCCAACAATATCGACCAGATCCCACTGCATGGTCAGGCCGTTGTCGCCGGTTTTCCAGCCGCCGGAGTACTGATAAAACACGCCGGCTGGCTTGTACTCTACCGTGTCGTCCGAAAGCCGTACTCCTATAGAGACCGGGATGCCCTGGCGCTCTTCGATGGATTGGAATACGCCATTTTTGCTTCGCGGCTCAAAGCGGCGGCTCAAGTTGTCCATTTTAATGGTACATGTGCCATACGGTAGTGTCATACAGGATACGTCCCCCTGGTGCTTAAGAGAAAACACGGCAATCTCATTTCCTGTCCACTTCTCATACAGGCCCGGAATAATTTCAGGTATCCGTATACGGCGGTTTTCTTTCGACCATTTGGTCACCGTCACCCGAATAGCGTCCGGGTTGTTAACGGTGAATCCGTCCAATGCAATGCTGGACGCAGTATTGCCGGTCACTGTCTTGGTGTAGTAGGCCGTTCTGCCCTGCATGATCTCCACAGTAAAGTCGGCGGGCACTCCGTCCCAATCCGCTGATGGGAAGTAGATGGAGCACGCCTGAAGGATGGAGACATTGGAAAAATGCTCCTCTACCCACACCGCTGGGGAAAACACCCCATCCGCGCCGGACAGGGTATCCCCCAGGAAGCCGATATGATCGGCCCCATGGAGTGGAAACAGCTTGAACTGCCCGTTGAGTGCCCAGCGGTTAGCCTCAAGCGTAGCGTATGGAACAATCTCCATCTCCTTGTCGTGAATTTGCTCCGGCTTGCATACGTTAGCCATGCCGGAGCTGGATACTGTGCCATAGGTAATATCCGGGTCAATAATATCTATGACTGCTTGTAAATAGATCCGTCTGGTGTCGCCCACAATCGCTGCCTGATACGCTGTGGTCGAACTAATCACTGGGTTTCACCTCCCTTAGTTCTACCGAGAAATCACCCCACATTGGGACGGGAACAAGGGTTTCTATGGGCTCTCCATCTTCGTCAACAATTTCACCCATAACTTGACGGCTCCACATAAATTTTGGATAGGTCAGCTCTGTTACCATGAATTTTGATGTGATCATCTGTTCAGAGTGCGGGGGAAGGAACAAACATGTAATGGCCTGTCCTCTCCCTTTTTCGCATGCGGAAAGCACGGAGTTCCTCATTTGATCCGTGAAATATCCATATTGGTAGCGCAAAACCCATACATTCCCGCGCAGTTCTCTTACAATCCTGCCGGTGACCATCTCCACATCTACGGAAAGCGGTTTTAACTCTGCGATATAGCCGCCCTTTTGGCTTTCCGGCAAGGTAACTGGTGTGCCTGTGGTATCCAATACAAGTTGATTCACGTGTTTTCACCGCCTTACGTTGGGTGGAGAATTGGCGTACCGTTTGCCTTTGCGTAGTTAGACAGGGGGCCAAGCAGATAGGAGGCAAATTTGGTGCCGTCAGGCATCATTAGATTAACTGTAATACTCCATCCAGACATCCCTGCGCCCTGCACGGCTGCTGAAACTCCGTTGACCATACCAGCGGACGCCACACCCAACCCGGACGACGCAAAGTCCACGCTTGCGGTGCCGAAGTCCATACCACCCTCGATATCCCGGCGGATACGGTCATATTCATTGTCCCAGCCCTGCCCCAACCCCAGGGCCATATTTTTGCCCATATCCGCAAAAACGCGCGAAGGAGAGTGGATTCCGAGCATCCCTTTGACTCCATCTATGATTCCGCTAAAAAAACCAGTGATCTTGTCTGTAAACCACCCTATTGCATTTTGGATACCTTCCCAAATGCCCTCAACAATATTTTTGCCGATGTCAACAATGCTGCCCATTAGAGCTGCTATACCATCTACAATGGCAGCGATGATTTGAGGGAGTGCTGCAACCAGTTGCGGGATTGCCTTTATAATCCCGGCAATCAAATTGACAAGGATATTTATGCCTGCCTCTATTATCTTAGGTAAATTGTTTGCTATAAAGGTCACAAAAGACGTAATAATCTTCGGGAGACTTGCAACCATTTGAGGGATAGTATTGATAATGCCGTTCACTAGAGAATTAAGCATTTCAACACCTTTGTCCAGGATATCAGGCAAATGCTCAGTCAAAAATGACAGGAAATTGTCTACGATCTGAGGCAACCGTGCTACCATATCAGGCAGGCCAGTCTCTATCCCGCTTACAAGCTGATCCAGGAGTTGTACACCCATGTTCAGCACTTGCGGAAGCAGTTCGGTTAATGCCGCCCCAATTTCGGCTACAATTTGTGGAACCGCTGCAACCAGTGTCGGGATACTCTGCACTATGCCGCTGGCAAGGGAGGACAAAATCTGAACGCCCATGTTTAGAAACTCAGGCAACTTCGACACCGCTACATTAACCAGTCCCTGCACCGCCGTCGAAAACTGCTGATCTGCCCCAGCCGTTCCGCTCAACATGCCGGAGAACGCTGTTGCCACATTTGAGATTGCCGGAAGGAACTCTGAAAGCAGCCGGTTTTTTACGTTGGAAACGGTCTGCCCCAAAGTGGCTAAAGTTGCATCTAACTGCGCTTGATTGTTCCGGCTTTCTACAAGCGCCTCATTGTTCCGGTAAAACGCTTCGCTGGCTTCATCGTAAGTGCCAGACAGCGTTTCCATGATAAGCTGGTTTCGCGCACTCTCGCTTCCGCAGGCCTCCAGTTTGGCATTAAATTCGTCCTCGCTAATGCCCGCCCAGTTGAGGGCGTCGGCAAGCACGCCGGTAACTTGTCCCACTTTTGCCGTCTCATTACTGGCCTCAATCAGTCCCTCGATGGGGAGACTGTCGCCAAATGTACCGGCAACACCAGCAGCGATATCCGTCCATGTGGAAACGTCCTCTGCGCTGTCCGCCAGCTTCGCCAAAAGCTGGCTTGCTTCGGTGGCGGTATCCGTATCCCCCAGGATGCCGTAAAAGGCGTTATAGGCTTGCTGTGCGGTTTCCGCACCATACCCAGCCGCTTCAAAGGCGGTGTTGAGCTTGCCCATTGCAACTCGATATTCCTCTGTCGAGGATTCCAGGGCCAAAAGCCCCACCACAGCGCCAGAGGCCGCAGTTCCAATGGCCGCTATACCCTTCGCAGCCACTTTGCCAGCCGACGCAAGGCCGCTCTTTAGCTTAGAGGCGAGACTATCCCCACTCTTAGATACATCCTTAACACCGCTGTCGTACTCGCTGGTATCCAGGCTGATTTTCGCAAATAAATCAAAAAGATTAATGGGTGCCACCTCCTTTCGCGGCACCGCTTAGCCCTTCCCCATCAACGCTTAGACAGAGGCGATTTTTTGTTTCATATGCGCAACAATTTCTTCCGGCGTTCTGATTTCCTCCGGCTTCGGGTCCTCAGTGTCAAGATACCGGGTCTTCATGTAACTTCCTCCGGCATATTTTGCTGTGTTTTCTGTAATGAATTTCAGCGCGTCGGTGACATAGACCCGATACGTTTTTTCTTGCATTTGCTTTTTCAGCAGGACAGGTAAGACGGAAAGCAATGCTTTCGCGCCCATTCTTGGGGCAGACAACAGGGCCAGAGTTACGCTGTCCCGTCCCCCTGCCCAAACGATCTGAAAAAATCAAGCAGGTCCTTGTCTTTGAAAACAGAGCGGATTTGCAGAATCGTTGTCAATACGTTCTGCTTTGCCACCGCCTCTGCCGTTGTGTCGTTCAGAACGGACAAAATCCCAAACACATCCGCCCGGTGGTCTTTCAGGAGCAGCGGGGCCAGAACCGCGCATTTCTTTGCCGCATAGGTATACAGCTCCGCCACGCTCTTCCCTTTGCTGTCAAACTTTTTCCCAAGCTCATCCAGGAGAGATTTGTCCCCGGTGATATTAGCGATATAAGGCGTCAGTTCGCACAGCACATCCGCCGCCTGATCGGTGGTCAGTTCAGATAGTTTCATAGTATCAACCCTCCGCGGGTGCGGCGCTGTAGAACTCCATTGGCATGGTATCCTGTTCGTCGATAGACACATGGCCGGTCAGCTCCACAGATACCTGTCCTTTGCCGTTCTTGGTGGTCTGGAGTGTAAATCCGCCAGTGGAAAGAGCGTTTTTCAGGCATACGGCCACCATGCCGCCGTCCGCCCGGTCGCCTACCCACCACAGGTCGGAGAAGTCTGTCTGCTTGAGGTCACGCCGGGGCACAATCTTATTCCCAGTCACGTCAGCCGCTCCCAGCGACAGCCGAATGGATTCCGGGGACGTGCCGAGTGAGGTAAAGGACATCTTGCACTCCCAGCCGTCCAGATGCTTGAGCTCCATCATATTGGTAGGACAGTTATCCACATCCTCGCCCATGTCAGAATAAGTAGGAACGCAGGAAATATTGATGCCGCCAGTGGTGGGGCACACAATGTCAGCATCCTCCGGTGCCGTCGGTGTAGATGGAGTAAATTTCTTTAGAACAACACCCGCGTCAAGCTGCATTTCCTCAAATGTGCTCTGCGGGATGACTGTAAATTTGCCCATAAGGGCCTCCTTTCTAGCTGAATGTCAGGTATTCAGCGGTGATGTTGATATAACGGCGCTTAATAGCCGGGTCGTCCTGGTACAAAAGGCTCTGACACCACGGCGACCCGCGTTTCAGCCAGATGTATCCCTCGTCGCAAAGGATATATACGCCGCCGTAGCCAATGCGTTGGGATAATTCCTGTGCCTTTTCATCGGGAATTGCCTCGCTCTCTGTGCGAAACCACAGATTAACTGTCAATCCGATTTCCCCAGCGTCAAAGGCCCCATCTGGGTATTCGTAGGTGCCATAGGGCATGTCCACATCTTTCGGCACAGAGGATGCCCGGTAGAAGGGCATGAACTCATTGAACCAAGCAAACAGGGCTTTGTTTTTTGTCATACTGCCCCCGCCTCCTGCCATGCCTTATAGATTTTCGGGCCCTGTACTGCTATCCAATCCACCATTTCCTCATTAGTGGCCCACGGCCCATCAACAGAAAATGTGTTGCTTCCAAGCCCACTTTCATCAAAGAACGCATGGACTATTTCATGGCGGAGCGTTTTTTTCTCAGAGGCGGAAATGGTTTCTTTTGTCTCATGCTCCCATCCTTTGTACGTGGACATATCGCAAACCACAATTTTCTTTGTTAGCCAATCACAATACCCATCAATGCTGCGCCGCTCAAATGCTTCATCTTCGGCGTACTTCTTGATTTCGATGGTGTATTCTGTTCCGAGAACATTCACTATCATGTGGTTAGCGCCCACCTCTCCGCAGTGAAGTATTTTAGCGGCAGCGTGGAGGAACGAGGGGCCTGCTTATCCTCTGGGTTGGAGGTCACGCGGTACGTCTCCCCGGTGGTCTTGTCCTTGAATACGTCGTTGTACTCAATAGGCACGGCCTTGTCCACCAGCGCGGAGTAGAGGCTTGTCACGCCCTCCTTTTCCGCTCTCCGGGCCTCCATAGAGGTGTCCAGCGCCTGATAGTTGATAAACTCCGCGCCCTCTGTCCACTCCACGATGTACCCGCCTGCACCGTCTGGCACGCGCTTTTTTTCCATCAGCACGCATGGATGGGCAAAATCGTCTAACAAGCTCATATAATCCCTCCAATCCTCCGCCATGCGTTCAGTCGGCTTTTAAATACATCCTGCCAGCCAACGACTACACCGCTGGCGTTGGTGGCCTTGCTGTAGGAATAGCCACCAAACGATTCCGACGTGTACGGCCCTGGGGTTCCGTTCTTTTCGTTCCAGGCCGCTATTTCCTCGCTTAGAGTAATAACAGCCTTTGGGACCGCCAGCGCCCATACAGCGCCAGTGAACGTCTCTCCGGTCATGTCTGTGGCCGGGTATTGGTGAAGCCCGTCATTGAAGACAGACCCCACCACCCTGAAATACTGTCCTGTTTGCAGAAAGGGCAGCGTGAGCCACCCGTCCTGCACCGTGAACTCTCCGGTGTGGATGCCGTCAGGCACCAGAAACCAGTTGTTCAGGCTCTGCAAAACTTCTTCCAGCATCACGCCGCCCTCCTTTTATCGTTTTGACCGGACTTTGGCCTTGCCTTGTGGCTCAAAGGTTGCCCCTGTAAAGGTAAATTTCACCACGCTGGAATCATCAACAAGCACCTCGAAGGTGTCATCCTTGCTCACCCTGAAAACAATATCTGCGTCAAACGGGATGTTTTCCTTTGTGGGAGAACCGTTTTTCTTGAATGTCATTTTGGCCCCTGTCTTGGTCAGGTGGAACGGGAAATAATACCAGCTCTGTTCCTCCGGGACGCTGCTGAACTCTGTATAGTCAGAGACATAATGGAATGTCCCAACCACAGAGCCATCAGCTTTTACCGTCAGATCATCACCGACCAAATCGGAGACCTGTTTCCCCAATAGGGTCTGACTGCTGGGGAATAGCGTTAAGGTGTCAGACCCTATTAACCCCCCACCGAAACAGTAATCTTGGCAATTCCATCCAGATACTCAGCCCACAGCTTCATGCCCATAATGGCGTAGCTCTCGCCTACAGCGGTGCTGTAGTTGCCCTGAGCGTGGAAGCCGATTAGGTTGGTCTCGCCCTGTACGGTGTAATTCAGGCCCAGCCGGGCAAACTCACTATCGCCCGGATCGGCATAATACAGGTCGATGTTTTCCACAGGGGTGGCGATCACCGTATTACGCGCAATGGCTGCATTGCCGGAAACAGTAGCAGGAAGCAGGAACAGAGTGGAATACCCCATAAAGTCCTTGACATAGTTGATGCCGAACTGGGTCTGGACAGTAATGTCCGCCGTGCCCAGGTAGTCATAGGCGTCCAGGATGTTGGCAAATCCAACAACAGATGTGACATCCTTCGCCATAACCGCAAACTTGTTCAGAACCTCGCCCTGGGCCTTTGCAAGGGCGGCCTGCCAGGTGGTTGCGGTGCCGGTGAGAGAACCGGTGTTCAGGAAGGTGTAGAAGTCCCCAAACACCACGTTCTGGAGCTTAGTGAGAAAAGCGTCGTCGCTCTTTTCCACGGCGATCTCCGCGCCATACTTGTCCACGTCCTCGATGGGAACGGCCTTGGCATACTTCTTGATGGTCAGGTCTGCCTTGGTGGCCTGTGTGATGGTCGCCTTGCTGTACGGGATGACCTCGCCAGCGCCCACGTCGCCGTCCTCCAGGGTTACGTCAGCGGTATAAGAGATCAGCTGCGTGCCGGGGGTCTTGCGGATAGGACGCATGATGCCCAGGATGGTGCGCAGCGCTTCCCAGTTATCATTGAATCGGGTGACAAAATCCACCTCGCGGGCCGTCACGCTGGTATAAGTGTTGGGCAGAGAGTCCCTCGGATTGGTAAGGCTTTCAACTTTCGTAGCAGCCATTTAATTCAGTCCTTTCATGTAATTTGGTTTTCCATAAGCGCCTTCTGGCGCTCCGCGGCAGACATGACATACCGGCCATGGTCATCCTTTTTGTAGATGTCAGCCTTCGTCATGCCGTTCCCGCCGGTGCTGGCCGGAGGTGTGGCAGTTTGTGCGCCCTGGATGGAGGTGGTGCCGATAAAATCCGCCCACTCGCTCTTTATACTCTCCGTGAGCCTATCTGCGTCCTTGATTGTGCCCTTTTCGTCCAGCTCCACACTGTCCACATCGGACACCCGGAGCACAGCGTCAAGCCGCTTCTCGCTCACTCCAGCCTGTTTCAGAAGCTCCCGGTACGCCTTTTCCTTGGCGCTACGGGCCTCCTTCTTGGTCTGTTCGCTCTTGTAGCCCTCAAATTCTTCTTTCAGGGCCTCGTACTTGACCTTATAGCTGTCCTTCTTTCCAGCCTCAAGGTCAGCCTGCGCCTTCTCCAACTGCTTCTGGATACCGGGCAGGGTTTCCGCATCGGCCTTGTATTTCGCCACGTCGGCTTTCAGGCCGTCCACGGTTTCGGTGTGCATGTTGATGATCTCGTCGATCTTCTCGTCCTCAATGCCCATAGCTTTGAGGGCTCGTCTGGTCAGTGCCATAATCAGTCTCCTTTTCTTCGGCCCCGTTCCCTTGGGGGCGACTGTGATATAAAAACCGCTGTTCTTTGCGGTGTTTACCAAAAAACCTCTTGACATTTACGCGCATTATGCGTATAATATAATTGTAAGGAGGGAACGGAATGACAGCAAAAGAAATAGAAAAAATACTTCTTGCTGATGGTTGGTATCACAAAAACACCAAAGGTTCCCACAAGCAGTTTAAACACCCAACCAAACCCGGAAAGGTTACAATCCCACAGCACAAAGGTGACATTGATAAGGGAACTGCAAAATCAATTCTGGAGCAAGCGGGGCTGAAATAGGCCCCGCGCTCCCGACATCATAGATAGGAGGAATTTATTATGAAGCTTGTTTATCCTGCTGTTTTTCGCCCCTGTGAGGAAAAAGAAGGATATACCGTAGTCATTCCTGATTTGCCTGGATGCATTACAGAGGGGGGTACGTTAGCTGACGCAATTCTTATGGCAGAGGACGCCGCCTCTGGCTGGGTACTGGACGAATTAGAAGATGGAAACGCTGCTCCGGCAGCAAGGCCTATTGAAGCAGTCCGGGTGGAACAAGGCGCATTTGTTAACTTGCTCGTGTTAGATATAGACGCCTATGCGGAAAAGTATGGTAGCAAAGCCGTTCGAAAAAACTTGACCATTCCGGCATGGCTCAACACCTTTGCCGAAAAGCATCAGGTGAACTTTTCTCAGGTTCTGACCGATGCTCTGACGTCTTTATATCAGCAAACTAACTGATTTTTCGCCGCCCCTTCGGGGCGGTCTTTTTTTTTAACAAAAAGAGGCCAACCACCGAGAAATCCTCGGTAGTTGACCCCGTTCGGTCCTTCCGCCTCAACGCTTAGAGGCGGGAGCAATATTTATTTTTCTATATATTCTTTCAGCGCTGTTAAAATAAACTCCGTGACGCTCACGCCCGCCGTTTCCGCGGCACGCCGGATTTTTGCGCCGGTCTCCTTGTCTGGCCTTATTGTGATGCTGTCCCTTTTCCGATTGAATTTTACGCTGGCCTTCGTCTGTGCCTCACTTCCCATAGGTGTACCTCCTTTATGGGAAGTATACCACAAAGAAGTATATAAGTCAACTTATATATAATACACAAATAAGTCTACTTATATTTGTGTATCATGCGGATTGAAGTATAAGTCTACTTATGGTATCATATACTCGTAAGGCAGAGATACAAAGTCTCTTACAGAAAGGAGCGAGGTGAATGAACGAAGTGAACGTGACCGAAGCGTTGCTGAAAGCAATACTCGAACTCATTGAGAAGTGCGAAACGCTGGAAGAACTCAGGGAAAGCGTCAAGCGCATCATGAATGAGTAAAAAGTGGGGCGGCTGAGTTAACCCAAAGCCCACCGCCCCACACCACCAAAGGTGAGCCGGGAGCCTTACCCCGGCCACCTTGATTATAGCAGTGTAAGGCAGATAAATCAAGGCCGCAGGCCGGTAGGGAAAGAAAATGAAAATCGGGAACGAGTATTGCGACAACAAAGAAATATTTTACATCGAGGATAGAGACGGCTATTACTGGATTAACGGAAGTGAAGGATACCCCAAAAAGGATTGGCTATTATCCGATGCTGTGCAGCATTACAAATCAGAGAACGCAAAGGCCGAAAGATTTATAAGCGACTGGAACGCATGGTGCGGATAAATAAAAGCCCCGGCCACCGCTTGCAACAGTGGTCTGCCCGCCCCCTAACCGGGGCGGGTTTCTTTCACCTCTTCCCGCTTGATATGTATAATTTTAACACCATCTTTCACGGGAATCAACTCTATTCTGTCCCCTTTTGCGAGAACGGCCTCAATGGCTTTGATTTGCCTTTCATCCATTTTTTATCTCATCCTCTATGATGTTCCTGTAAGTTTGCGCATGGTCGGCCACCGCTGGTTTGAGAAAAGGCTGTGCTGGATTTCCCGCCGTCCAGTGCCAGTTGCCTTCGTCGTCCTGGTAGGTCCATGGCGTGGGCCGTCCTCCTTCTGTATATCTGCCTGTGCCCAGTTCCACATAGGGCGCATACTCCACATTGGTTCCAATGTAAACGGTGCTTTCACCATCGTCCACTTGATGGGTGATGCTGTTACGGAGGTTGCCAGTGTCAACAGGAGTCAAGTCTTTGGCATACCCTTCCGCCTGTTCTCCGCACCGCTCCAGTGCCTGTACAACGGCGTCATGCATGGCATCCAGCACATCGGCGCTGTAATCGTCAAATACCACGCCGCCCAAATCAGCCACGGCTTTTCACCCACCTCTCCCATTGCTCATAGGTCATTGCCTCCACTACCACATTCCGCCCGGTTTTCGGGTCACGCATACGCATTTTTCGCGGTTCAGCCTCAATGTCCGGCTTTTCTACTGTCCGCATGGTGCAACGGCAGTTATAGACGTTTGCAGGCTTGGCTCTTGGGTCTCCGGGATAGCGTATCTTTCCTAGTTCAGAGGTAAACGGCTCGTCCCATTCCACAGTCTGGCCGTCCAATTTTTGATGGGCATGCCGCGTGCGCCCGTCTTTGGTGGCTACCCACCGTTTTCTAACCTTAATGCCCATATCAGAGGCAGCCTTGTAACTGTCCATCCTCCCACCGTTCTGCGCCCCAGTAACCGCTGTCCTGGCCGCTCTCACGGCGCTGGCCCGGTTCATCTCCGTCACCCTGGCCTGCAAGTCCTTCGCTATCTTCCCCACGCTCTTGCCCTGCAAAAGCCCGCTGGTGACGCTCTTGGTAATCTGCTTCTTGCCCCATTTCAGGTCAATACCCCGCTTTAAGGCTTTTTTCTTTGGGTAGTAGGGCATCAGATCAGGTTCTTCCACAATCAGCCGCCGCACGATGGATTCATCCCACAAAGTAAAGCCCACATTTCCGGCCACCTTTTCGATGGTGTAGGCCGCATAATTTCGATTGAGGGTGTATATGCCCGGCGTGGTGTCGTTGACATAGGCAAGAGCAACCTCGTTGGCTTTTGTATACCGTTCTGCCACCTTTACGGCCAAATCATCAAATCGTTCTCCGCGCCCAATCTGGTTGAGCCGCCACAGCTCATAATCCCGCTCTGTCCAGACCTTTCCATTGATTTCCGTCCCGATGAGTTTTTTCATTTCCTCATCACGTTCCAGAAAGCGGTTAAAGTAGTCGATTACCGTCTTTTCTAGGTCATCCCAGGCTTCCCGGTAAACGCGGGCGATGCGGCGTTCGAGGTCAGAAAGCTGCTTATCCGTCCACAGGTGTGCCTGATCCGGTCTCGACATCCTCCCTCACCTCAATCTCCTCTTGCGGCGGAAATTCAGTCTCTTCCTCCACCCGCTCCATCTCCTCGGCCTGCTTCCGCTTCATCAGCTCGTCGTACTGGTCAGCGTCACCCAGGATGGTCAACAGCTTCTTGGTGATGTACTCGTCATCGTAGTAATCCGCGCCCATTAGGATGGTCTGAGTTTCTTCCGATCTGTTGATGATCTTACTACGGGTGTAGCTCGGCTCGTCGTCAATTCCAGCAAGTTCCAAAATCCCAAGGATAAACTCCGTCACGCTGGCTTCAAAGTCATCCACTTTCAAATCCAGCGGCGTGTAGCTGGCTGCAATGGCCGTGGCCGTCTGATTGCCCGCCGACACCGCTGAGCTGTCAAACGCCTGGAAATCCTCATACAGCTTACGCTTCAGCATGTCGATCGTGGCGCTAGTGCCGTTGAACGGAGCCTCTATGGTGTGCGGCTCGGCGCTCGCACCCTCGTCGCCCTCTCCGCCGGCGTGGACAACATGCGTAGTCCGCACGGCATCCAGAAATTTTGCGTCATCCATATCATCCATGCCGCCGCAGTTGGTGAGCACCCAATAGATCAGGTTGCCTTCATCCACATTGTTGACCATGTTGGAGGTGCACAAGTCCAGCGCGTCTATGGTGTTCCGCTTTCCCGTCAGTTCCGAAAGCGCATCCTCGCCATTTTTCAACGGCACAATGGGGAACGTCGGATAATTCTGCCCATCGTAAATTTCCGTGCCGTCTGCCGCAGAGGTGCGCATGCGCAGAATATAAGTGCGCTTATCCTTCAAAACCGTCATATCTTCGCCGCTGCGCTGGATGTAGTCCGTGTAACCGTCCACCTCGTACAGCGTAGCCCGTAGGGGCTTATCATCCGCCACCTGCCAGAACCGGATGCCAGCCATCAAAGAGCCGTTTTCCTCGTCGTAGAGCGGCACAAACTCCCGCAGCTTAAACACTTCCAGATGATCGAAGTTCCAAAAGCCAAAGGACACACCAGCGATAAGCGCATACTTCCCGGCCCGCACCATTTCCAGATCAAACTTTTTTCCCAGCCTGTCTTTTGTGGCAGTCCCGTGAAATGTTACGCCGTTTCCCAGCAGATAGGAAACCTCCTGCTGCACGTCAAAGCCAAAAAAGCTGCTTGCGATCTTGTGGTTGGCCGTGTACATATCCCGGTGCGCCCGGCCCTGCATGTCGTATATGATTTTTTCATAGCGGTTAATGGCCGGGTTTTCGCCATTGAAGTACAGTTCGGCATCCACCGCCATCTGATAGGCCCTGCTGCCTTTGTGTTCGTTGATCGCCCTCCAAATAAATTCCATGCGAGACTTTTCATCTTCGCCCAAGGCAAGCAAATCCTGATATGTAAGCAAAAAATCACCTCCCACACAGCGGGATATATTGCGGCTGGCTTGCCTTACGTACCTTGTGCCGCAGAATCGTCATTACAAAATAGCGAATATCGTCCATGGCGTGGTCGTTCTCCTTGATTGGCTTGTCCTCCGTGGATTTATCGTCCCAGCGGTATAGCCCAAACTCACGAATACCGTCCTTGCAGGAGCGGTGAACTTTGATCGTTCCGTCCTGAATGTAGCGGCTGGTGGTGACGATGCCGGGAACCACATCATTGACCGCTTTTTGTACCCGGAACCGCCGATGCCGTCTGATGACCTCGATAAACGAAGCTGCCGATGGGTCAACTACTACGGATCGCACCGGCAAATCCCCAGCCAGCTTCTCCAATTCCGTGTAGTATTCCTCATCTGTCTTGCTGGCTTGCTCCGTCCGCCCGGAATAGTAATACTCCCGGATTCTGACGGCTTTCTTCCCGTCCCAGCACCACAGCCCAGCCGAAAAGGGGTTCAACGTGCCGTAGTCGCAGGAGATGTAATACTCGCCGCTCTCCGGAACCTCATCCACGATGTTGCTCTCCCCGAACATTGGGTAAATCAGGCCCTCGGCCAACGCCCACTGTCCCAAAATATAACGGTCATAGAAAACAGTGCCGCCATACTCCCGCTTTAGGTTTTCCACAAAAGCCTCTGGGAGAAATGGATTGTCATCTATGGTGTATGTCTGGCTGAAAATGTCCGCCTTGCTGTCCAGGAATACTTTCAGCCAGTGATTCGAACCCTGTGGATTGTACGTTCCGTCAAAGCACGAATACGCTTTATCCAGGCGGCTTTTCAGCAGTTCAAAGACTTCCTGACTCCAGTCTGCCACCTCGTCGCCGTAGCAGTATTTGATGGACGCGCCGCGGATTTTCGAGACCTGGGAAACCTTTTCAGCTCCAAGGCAGTAGCACTTTTCCCCAAATATCCACGCCGTATTGTCGCTGGAGATCGTGCCAACAAGAGCATCACCATAGATCGTTCGCATAGGCTCAAGCACATTCCGCTCAATGGTGGACTTTGTGACGCCAAGAATGACCGTCAGCCCGTCCTTGCCGACACGCTCCCGGATGCGGATTGGGATAATCCACCGAAAATCAAGGTATGTTTTCCCCGATCGGGTAGCCCCTCCCTTAAAGTTCCAGCGGTGATGCCCCTCTCGGACAAATTCAGTTTGTTTCGGACTTAACAGCATCTCTGAACTCCTTCAACAGCCCGTCCAGTTTATTCAAACTGTCGTTCCCGCTGGCTGTGTTCTTTGTGGCCTTGTCAACGATAATCCCGAAAGAAGTGGCGATTTGAGACAACCCGGCATCGCTTATCTTTTCTGGGTCTGTCAGCGCCATTAGGTGCAGGTCGATCGCTTCCTGCATCTTCTCTTTGCGGGTCTCCATGAAGGCCAACATATCCAGCGTGTTCTGCTTCTTTTTTTGTTGCGCCTTTTGGGCGAATCCTTCGCAACCTAACACAACACGCTTAACGGTATCTTTGGAAACCCCATTGATTTTCGCCGTGGCGTTATAGCTCTCGGTCTCCAGATAATCAGCCACAATTTTCTTTTTTCGCCTGTCCGTCAGCCGTGCAGCCATGTCACCACCTCTCGCCTAAGTAGAGTCTACAAATGCCCCCCACCGCCACCGATAGAGCGCGTTCTCTCTTTTTCTTTCTTTTCTGGGGGATTATAGGGGGTAATAGATAGGGGGTTATAGGG